GAGCCTTAGAAATTCTCAACCTATCTGCCTCTCTTCTTGCCGCCTCCCTTTTAGCATCAGCCTCTTGTTGCCTTCTAATATCAGAAGCGGATGGGCCGCTTCTTCCGCCACCCGGAGGACCACTGTCAGCCCTTCCCCTATCTGGAGAGGCTTTTGAAAATGAAGCTGATCGTGTAATTTCTTGAGGAGTCGATATTGTTGGTTGCCTGTGCATACCTGATGTTCCAAATCCCAAACGTGCTCTAATTTCCCCTAACCTTTTTGCTTCAGCTTGTTGAGCTTGTGCTCTTGCAATTTCCGCCGCAAACGGATCATAACCACCGTAATTGGTTTGTCTAGCAGGTGTTCTTTGACCTAATCCCGGTGCGCCTTGAAGCCTGTTGGCCGCTAGAAGATCGGTAACATCTCTACCCGGATCTCCTTTGTATCTATCTAAAAGACCACCTGCCGTCACAACATTTCCATCTAACATTACATAGTCTCTTTTAGTGACATCTTGGATATACTTGTCCTCCTCATCGGATGACCAGTCCCCATATGGCTTCCCTATACGATCTATAAATTCTTGATTAGTGGGCTGTCCTAGTTGATTGAATCCGGTTATACCGGCTTCTGGGCCTTCTAATGCATACGGGCCTCTAGTAAATTGCCCACCACCTGCATCTGTGTAAAGGGCTGAATAGTTAGGTAGGAACTTATTATCCAAATCATAAATCTGTTTTGCGTCCTTCATTCCGTACGCGCCTGTATTTGTATCTACATACACCTTTCCGGCATCTGTATCTATTACCTTAATATGTCTAGGTGTAAAGTCTACTCCGTCATCTATAGTTGTAGTTATTTCAGGACCCACTGACGGTCCAGGATCTCCAATATCTGTACTTCCGGGTGGGGTGATTCCTCCTCCACCACCTATTCCAGTTCCCCATCCCGGCCAACCACCAAATCCACCGGGGCCGTAGTTGATTAGGGTATTACCACTATCTAAGTATTGGTATCGTTGCCCTGCTAACGGGCCATATTCACCAGTGGCTAACATAGGGGAAAGGTCGGGTCTTCCCATTGTTCCTGCCATTCTTACCTGCTCCATAGGGGTTGTATTCCATGTGAAGTTGCGGTCAGGTATCTGATACATACCTATGCGTGATGCTCCGGGGAAACCCATATTAGGTGATCCAAAAGCTGGTCTGGAGTATGGGCCGGGTATTGCTCCAACTCCAGATGACGGAATAACGGCTCGTGCTTGAGCATCTCTTTGAGCTTGCGCTTCTCTCTGAGCCTGCACTGTTGCATTATGTCTCTGACCATGATCTATTGTTTGCTGTAATTGAAAAGCTCTTTCAGCATCCGTTAATCCAAAGTTACCAGTTCTTAGTCCTTTTGCTATTCCATCAGACCCAAGATCTCTATACTTTTGAAGCCAATTAATTCCTGTAACTGGATCCGCTTGTTGAACAGCTTTTTGAACGGGGGTATTAAATCCAAGATTAGTTATACCAAGCCCCGGCCCTTCTTCAAAATCTACCCCTCTTATTGGTATTGTAGCCATTAGTGCATCCTACCTTTTAGGTCTTTTGTTATTATATGATATGAGCATTTCCAATCTTTTAAGATTTTTAACCATCCTTTTCTCCCCCAACATTCAAGAGAAGTGCATCCCATAGATAACGCCCAGTTTTCTACAACGGGCAAATTGTCTATCCATTTATGCATATCTTCTCCTGCTATTGTTATTATCTTTAATACTCTCTTTCTTGGGTAATCTGCTACCTGAGTAATCATAGAAGCTACAATCTGATCCTGTTCTAACGCAACCCACAATTGCATCTCTCCATCAGCCAGAGCAGACATGAAGTCATCCGTCTCTAGCTCACCCTCTGAGTGTGGAGCAACACGCTCTATATGTTCCTCTACCTGATCCCATATATATGGGATATCTTCAACAGGAACTAAACCAATGTCAAAGTTTGACCCATGCGGATGTAGATTCTTTGAAGAAATAGATTCCTTCACCCGATCCCGGATTCCAGTTCGATCCATCGGCGTATCTAACGTCCCCTCCTCTTGGTCTTTGCGGTGCTTCATGCGTTCTCTCTAGTCTGAATGTTGCTTGATTGAATAATACATCTCCTAATCTTTTTAGTTCTGTTACTACATAAACTCCTAAATCTTCACTGTCCGTAGGCAATGGCCCCGGCTCATAATGTGTTACAGACTTGACTACTCTATCAGTGTATGTAGCCATTAGTAGCTCTTACTTCCTCTGGTTCCTGCGTTTTTTATGTCTAACGCATAACCATCTAACCTCCATGTCTCATCACCTGTAGACTCAAACTTCACTCCTATATACTTTCCTGTAACATTACATGGAACTTTACTTTGCGTATTAGGATTGAATGTAGTTGGGCCTTCCCATGTGATTGCTTCTTCTGTAGACATCTGATGACCTACATAGACATTCACTGTGCTATCAGAAGATACAGACATTTTAGGGTAAACAGCGGTCACACGTTTCACCATTGATTGATTGTTTGCACCTTGAGCATCTATAGTCAGGCCAGTTCTCTCTATATATGCAGTCATGTTAGTAGTGTCTGACTTATTACCAGAGTTATGTCTGTAGATCTTTTGATCTGTTGGTGAGGCAAATACAAGCGTTTTACCTGCCTGATTGAAGAATGAAGTAGTTGCTGATTGATTCCAATTAAGCGTATCACTTGCCCATGTAGATGTTGCTACCGACCAAGATCCCGGAGCCAGCGGATCACCTTCCGTACCATAACCAATATAACCAAGATTGGGAATATCGCGCTCAGTAAAAGTATTATTAGACCAATTCCAAACAAGAGCCTTGTCGCACTGAGCGTTGGTAGCGTTTGTCGCTGAAACGTAACAGGCCCACATCTCTGTGTTGCCGTAGTCTGCAACCACAAAGCTCTTCTCATATTCATCTCCGTTTATATTGTTGTATACATAGTCTCTCATGGTGTGAGGTAAAATGGATATTAATCTTTGACCATCATTAATATACATATCACCGTTTCCAAAGATGAAATGACCGCCATCATATTCCTTGACACAGTTCTTAGATAATGCACCGACTGATGGGGATATTTGTCTGAAAGCAAATATAAATGGAGTTCCTACATACGTCATCTGATACGTTGAGTCTTCCTTATAAATCATAAAGGAATCTCTTAGTGGAAGCCCATCAAGTATCTTTCCTCTTGTGTCTGCTAATTCATATTCTCCAGCATCTACGGTTGCTGACGTTTCATCCCATGAGGCAGGAACGGTTTGAGTGGCGGCTTCAGTAGACCACTTAACAAGTCTTGTGTATGGTACTGATGATTTGGTTACATTGAGAGCAATCAGGAAAGATCGGAAAGCTCTTAATGAGAAGCATTCTGTGCTTGCGGGCCAGTTAGTTAGGTCTGCCATCTTTGTAGAGGTTGATGGAACGCCTGAAGATAATGCCCAGAATTGAGGATCATCATAACCATTAGCCATGATCAGGATTCCACCTAATACGGTAGAAGTCCAATTCTCTTTAGCAGTAGCAGAATAGTCTCCACCAGAAGCTCTGGTTATATCAGTCCATGAGCTACCATCGTGCACATATATCTTTGCAGTACCACCTACAATCCAGTAGTTAGAGCCGCCTGTTTCTAAGTTAGTGATGTAGTATGGGACAATCGGGCAAGAAGCCATAACCTCAAGGAATCCCGGAGATTTCTGAATAGCTCCATGTTCTGCCCTTACATTATTTCCATCTGTCCAGACATTAGGCGGTAGTTGCCAAGCATTGATATCCTTGACAATTCCTTTCTCACCTACATTTTCTACAGGAACTAAGCTCATACTTTGGGATACTTTGCCTTAATTTCAGATACTTTTGTTTGCCATGCGGCCAAACCATTCTCCGTTATAAATTCCAATTGAGATTCAACTGTTCCATATTCAGCTACTCTGTTACTTACTGCTACTGAATTTTTTTCTTCATCAGTCTTTTCTGACTCAGACCATGTTTGTGTCCATAAGCCAGACACTTTAACTGGAGACACTTCTACTGCATTATGAGTCTCAGACGTAGGAGCAGACACAGGCGCAACTTCAACGACACTATAATCTTCTCTAATATCTGATATGCTTAAAGCGTTTTTTGGAAAACTGACGTTAGGGTTATCTGTTTTAAGATCAATAATCGTATACGGATATTTGACAATTTGATCGTTATCAATTTTAGCGTAGTTCATGCTGTGTCCCTCATTTCTTGAAATAAATATTCATCCTTAATCAGTTCGTGAATTCCAATTCTCTTCATAACGGCTTTATGAGCGTCTTGAAAAATGTCAGAACATTGATCCAAAAAGTCGTACAAATGATTTATAGATGGCATCTTTTTTTCATTAATCATTTTTTCAACTTCAGAAAGATAGTCTGTTATGACTTGCTTAGCAGTTATAGGGTGAATGCCAAACTGCTCCAAATATTCCAAAGTCCCATTGCCTAAAGTACCGTTGGTCACCATATTTCTAACACCATTTCTAAACGCCATTCTGATGTGATTAGAGATTTCTTCTTTCTCCATGTCCATCTCATCCCAATCATCAGGAATATTATGAGAAGTTTTTATTTCCTCATAGACATCTTGATAAGTAGCCAGCTCTTTTAGCGCGGCTTCAATGTAGTTCTTAGATCTTAAAATTTGATTTTCTAATTCATCTGCTTTAAGAATTAACAACTCATCGCCACTTTTACGGTAACGTTCTATCTGTATCTTTTGTTTTCTGAACCTGAATGAAGCATCTTCTAGTGCTTCTCTTTTTCTCTCAATCTGTGACAATACTTGCCTCAACCTTCTGTACGGCGCATCACACAGCATTGTTAAAGTCA